CAAAACGTGTATTTACTTCACCGATAGCCGTTCCGGCTGTCTCGAAGTCCGTGGGGATCTCTTTGGCCAGATTTTTGGCCGACGTCTGCATATCCTCCAGGGCCTTCCCGGACGCGCCGGTCTTTTGCGTGATGATATCCAGCCCCGCGTCCACCTCTTTCCAGGCGGCCACGGACGCCGCGCCGGCTGCAGCGATCGGGACGGTCACATTTTTCGTCAAGCTTTCACCGACCGCGGTGACCTTCCCGCCCACTTCCTTTATTTTTTCAGCCACCACTTTGGTCTGCTGGGCGCCGACGCTTCCAAAGCTTTTAAGCTCTTTCTGTGCATCCTTCAGGGCGTTTTCTGTGTCGATGATTTCACGCTCCAGCGCCTGCTGCTCCCTGGACACTTCCCCGGTGGTGTCGCTGGCCTTCATCTGCTCCAGGGCTTTCTTTTCCTTCTCCAGCTTTTCCTTTGTGGCTTCTACGGTCTTATTCAGCAGCTCCTGCTTCTGCCGCAGCAGATCCGTGTTCCCGGGGTCAATTTTCAGAAGCTTGTTTACATCCTTAAGATCGCGCTGTGTATCCTTCAGGGTCCGGTTTACGCCCTGCAGGGCCTTCTCCAACTTCGTGGTATCTCCGCCGATCTCCAAGGTGATACCCGCGATTCTTCCGGCCATCTGCTTCTCCCCCCTTTCGCAAAAATGCCCCATACGGGGCATAATTAGAATCTATCAAAATCATCTTGTGTCGCCAGCGTCGCGTACTTGTGTCCGTCGTTCGCCGCCTCTATCATCATGTCCAGGACATCGCCCTCGTCCAGATATTCCAGGTCAGCGATCGAAAGCCCCAGCTGCACACACCGCAGCAGATACAGCGCCGTCGTGTATGGCCGCTCTACTGGGCGGCTTCTTTTTTTGGGTCCACGGTCTCCGCCGCGGATCCGTTCGCCAGAAGTGAGATCTGGTCCACCGCCATGGATACGGCCAGCGGGTCGAACTGCTCCAGCCACTCGAAAAAATCCTCTTCGCTCAGCTTTGCCATGTCGGCCTTTTCCGCCTGCTTTGCCATCACAAAGCCCATGCGGGTGAAAATATCGATATTATCAAACGCGTCGCGTTCTTTCGCGTTTATCTCCCGGTAGTAATCCCGCCGAAAGATCTGTTTATACCGGTAGGTGGTGGCCGCATTGGCCACCATCTCCACCTCTTTCTCCCCGATCTTAATGACTCTATACATTAGGCAGCTGCCCCCGGAATGTAAACGTTTGTAAACCAGGCGTCGTAGATGGCTGCCGTGGTCTCCTCTGTCGTGGACGCCTTCGGGATATCCAGCTCCAGCGCCGGCACGAAGATCGTACCTGCAGAAATGGTCACGGTCTCCGTCTGCGGCTCGACCGTCTCCTGCTTGGTCGATCCGGACGCCGCCGGGCGGGTGGCCGTGCAGTTATACAGCACATGACGGGTGGCCTTTTTGTCACCTTCAAACTGAAAGATGAGCGCAAAATGCACCGCCTCCGCCGCAGCGTCCTCATAAAGGACGTGATTCGCATCTTCCACATATCCCAGGATGTCCTTTTTAAACTCGTTTGTGATCAGGGCCATCTCCAGATCGCCCTCATAGCCGTTGTTGGATACGCCGACGTAATACTTGATATTGTCGGCGTAAAAAGGTGTTACTTCTCCCTGCGCGTCCATGGAAAGGGACACAGCACCGGGAAATTTGACCGGCGTGGCAAAGGTAGCGCTGCCGTCGTCGGCGATCGTGGCCACCGCATAATATACATTTTTCAGGCCATACTTAATTTTGTTAGCCATCGATAATTACCTCCGTGTTAAATACTGTCATCCACATCTTCTCTGAATCTATGTATTCCCGATTCCTGGCAAATGCCAGGCCGTGATCAGTCAGCACCGCCTTCACGGCGTCCTCCAGATCAAAATCCGGCTCGTCGGTGTACAGCTCTATGGCCAACTGATTGATGCCGACATAGTTGATATTGTCGGCTTTCATGTCATTGTCACCAGGATATAGAAAACAGATAAAAGGCGGCTGCTGCCCGGTGGACTCGTCGAAATGGTGATATGCTGCCGGGATCCCGACCTCGTCGATCATCGACTTAACTTCTGCCCTTGTCATCAGATTCCCTCCAGCCTTTCGATCGTCCGATCCACCACTTCACCGACGGCCCACTCTTCCACGGGCTTGATATGCTCGATTCCGGCAGTCCGCCCGCCTCCGCGTTTGGCGTGCCCATGCTCCAGCAAATGCGCCAGCTGATACGTGCCGGGCTTACCGTAGACCGTGGCGCCCACTCTGACGCGGCCCTTTTCGACCTTGTAGGTCCACCCTTTGGCATAGGTGCCGCTATGTCCTTTTGTGTCGCTTCGTGGCGATTCCTTTTTTAGCCGCTTTACAGCCTCGCGGGCCACTTCCTGGACGACCTCGCCGGTCACCGTCAGTACGTCGCCCTGCCAGTCTTCCAGCTGCTTCTTTACAGCCCAGTCAATGGCCTCCGACATATTAAAGCGGCTGCTATTCACTACGGCCATTAGTCCCGCCCTTCCTTTCCGCGTACAGCTCCATATAATCGTCATCCGTCAGATATGTACGATAAATGGCATAGGTCCGGCCATGGAAGTCCAGCAGGCTCTCCCCGGCATAGTCTCCCCGGAAGACCGTAAAGACATATTCGGGATTCAGTCCGGACCGGCCGGCGCCGAAAAACTCCGCCCTGGTCACGCTCTGGACCTTACAGAACACGTCCCGCCCGGATACCGTGGTATGCTGCACGCCTTCGTCGTCCTTCGTGATCGTGGACGTCAAAAGTCTAATTACATCATCCATCTGTCACCGCCGCCTTTTCCGAAAAAACGCGATTATTCAGCTGATACCGCAGCATCCGCGGCATTACTTCGCCGCTGTCGCGTCTCCGCCACATCCAGGCTGCGTACATGACGATAAGCTGCCGATCGTTCAGGCTCTCATAGTCCAGCGTCGCACCTTCCACCTTTATCTGCTCCGCGGCCATCTGCAGGTACTGCGACAGCCGGGAATCATACGCCGTCGTAGATATGCCCAGATCCACCCGCAGCATTTCCAGGAGCGCCGCTAAAATCTCCTCTGTCATAATGTGCCTCCTGCTTCTTTCCGCGCTGCCAGGCGCCCGCAGGCGCCCGGCAGGGTGTTAATACTAGGCGTTCGCTTCGTCCGCCGCAAAGGTGATCGTGGTGGGCACGGTGGCGCCGTTCACGCCGATCGCTACAAAGCCCTCGGCGATCGCGGGCTTGCCATCGTAGCGTGCGGTCCCTTTCATGACGGTCTGATCCTGCAGGAAGCGCACATGCTCGGAAGTCATAAATTTATTCCCTGCGCGCTCTCCCAGCAGATACAGATCCATGTAGCCGCCGATCACGACGTAATCCGGCACCTCGTTGAAAACTTCGATAATTCCGCCGATCACAGGCATGGTGCCATTGACGCCGGAAGCGATGGCGCCGGACGCGCTGATGCTCATTGCCTGGGCCACCAGGTAGGTGTATGTGGTCTCATTCATTACCCAGACCTTTTCGCCGCGGGCATACTTGCCTTTAGCTGCACCGGAAGCCAGGGCGATCTCTGCAAAAAGTTCCACGCCGGTCTTCGTGGCTGCGATGGTCTTAATATTGGTCGTGTGCAAATCCGCCCACGGTCTCGCGGTCGCCGGATAGTCTGCCGGCGCTTCCGTCTGGGCCAGTCTGGTAACAATGCCCAGCGGCATCCGGGTTCCGGTTCCGTACAGGATCGCCTTATCAAGTGCCAGACCGATGGCCTGGCCGATCGCCTCCAGCAGCTCCGCCACCAGGTCAAGATCGGAATCTTCGATTGTGGCATTGCATACGGCAAAGTAGCCGCCGACCTTCCAGCAGTCGATTTCTACATCGGAAAAAACCATGTTCAGCTCGTTCAGGTTCGCGCAGCAGTCAGTCCACACGGCCTCCGGAACGGTGCCGGCGATCACCAGGCGGCCATTCCCGGACAGCGGGCGGACGTTTACGTGGGCGTACAATTTGCTGTAGCGCTCCACGTTCTCGCGGATCAGGCCCAGCATGACCTCCGGGATGGTAAGTCCGGCGTTCGTCACGGCTCTCTTTTCTTTGATCGCATCACGCACACCCTTCAGGTATACCTGCACGTCCTCACGCTCCACGAATGCGGTGCGCTCCATAACGTTCATTTTGTCAAATACTCTGCTTCTGGTTCTCATGGTGTAACCTACTCCTCTTTCATCTTTCTCCGCCGGCTTTTCTGCAGGCGTGGTGTCCTGTTTCTTTTCTTCCTCTTCCAGCTGGTCCTCCAGCTCTCCGATCTCGCGCTCCAGGGCTGCCTTTGCGTCCTCATGCTCTTTCTTCTCATTTTCAAACTC